CGGGGACGTTTATTCACGCCCCTCTGATGATTACTACAATGGATATGCAGGTGAACCTGTCATCTTATATGATGAATTTATGGCTCATCCTGATTCGACGCATGATTCTGAGATATTGCAGCTTGTGTCACCTGCGAGCTTCATGCCGAATATGGCGTCTATGGACAATTTTGCTGTTGGGAACAAAGGAACCACGATCAGTCCTGAACTTGTTATTATGACTTCGAACGCTCAGTTTCCCAAGGTTAACGTTAACGCCACTGCATTTCAACGGCGCAGAAACGTGAACCTTGAGGTTTCATTGTCACCTGATGTCAAACCAGAATGGAAGACGGATAAAGGAAGTTTGGATATGACTAAGCTCCCTAGACAAATGATTAAGGATAAGTCTTACATGAGATTTCGCTTTACCAACAGGATTTATCGGCCCGGCAAGAATGATGAACACGAAACGGAGTATTTTACTTTCAACCAAGTTGTTAATGCTTTACGAGAGGAGTTTAACGCTCATCAGGAGACTGGACGTTTTATGCTCGAGTGCGATGGAGTTGTACCTGCTGATAAGCCGGCATCTGACGTAATGGACGAGGTTTTGCTCAAAATTCGTAGCGGAACAGCCTTGAGAAAACCTTGTTTTGCTGATTTCTTTAACTTCGCTGCCGAAGGAAAGAGGAAGAACAAGAAAGAAAGTCCTGAGGATTTTGAAGCCATCGAGATTCACAATGAGTCAAATCCAAATCCCTTTTCGAAATCGATTGGAAGGGACCATTTTTCGGACCATCTTTCAGAAGGGCTTAGCTCAATCAGCGGAGGAGTTTTAGATTCTTCTGAATCCGGCGATAGCACTGAGTATCAGTCGATCCCGGATGACGAATCTCCAGCTGTCGCGGACTTGGTTGAGCTTGAACAGATCCAACTTCGAGGAACTCACCCGTATTTGGTGAAGAAAACCTCGATGCGCCCTTGGCCGATAGTCGCTATGCTACCACTTTTGGTTTGGGGTTTATGGACTTTGTCTAAATGGATTCTTGGAAAGGATGGAGGACCCGAGGGAGAAGCTCTCTCGTTTGAACCCGAGAGCAAAGGCAAGCGAGGACGGAAGAGACACGATCGCAAACGATTGGAGTTGAGGGGAGGCATCGGTGAGGCCGGTAAATCTCTGGATAATAATGTTGGTAGCGTGACTGTCGGGGGATGTACCACTAACTGTACCTTTTTGACCGGAAACATTTTCGTGGCGCCTTACCATCTTTTCCTTTATGAAAACGGCCCATGTTCAGAAGGCACCAATTTCCGAGTTATAACTGACCAGAATTCGATTGATCTGAAATTTAGGCGGGCCCAATGTAATTGGTCGCCCGAAGGAGATGTCTTGTTCTACAGGGTAACCGACCCAAAGTGGAAACCTTTGCGAAATTTGCGTTCCCGTTTGATTACGGAAGACTCCTTGGCTGAGATACAGGCTTGCGAGGCCAATTTTTTCAAACAGGACGGACCCCATTTCGTGAAGGTGACGCGGACTGCCGTAGGACGTTATAAATACGCCGGTAAGGACTTTGCAATTGATCAGGGTCTTCTCTACGCTATTGACTCGGATATCGGTGATTGCGGCAGTTTCTTAACTGTTGCTGACGGAAAGTACACCGGAAAGATCATCGGTATGCACGTCGCTGGTTCGACGACCAGCGCTACGAAATATGGATTGGCTACCCCTCTTACTCGGGAGATGTTTGATATGGTTATGGCTACGCCGGAGATGCCGGACACCTTTGATGGTGACGCGGAAGCTCCAGAGATTGATGACGATGACGTGCGCAAGCACCTTGAAAGTGTTAAGTCTCACAAGGACGCCATTCTCAAGCTTGGATTACAAATCCCGGGGCGGCCCGTATCTTGGGAAAGGTTGAGACGACATGATGACTCTAAACTTACCCGAGCTGAGATTCGAGGATACGTGGACCGTTGGGTTCACGGGGAAAAGACCGAGGCCTGGGAACGAGCTTTGGAACATCATTTCCAGAATAATGATCACCATCCTCAATTTTGGGAAGGTGATATGGAAGAGCCAGCCCTGAAAGAATCCGTTGTGGATGCTATGGCCTGTATCTGGGAAAGAAAACTCGGGATGGAGAAAGTCAACATCGCCAGGCTTTGCGACTGGAGCGAAAAGGATTTTGAGCGCTATACCCCGTCGGACCGGAGAAAGGTTAAAGAGCTTCTGGCGGAGTTTGCTGCTTATGGTGTGGTTTTGGATCCACATTTTGATGCTTGTACTTGGCCTGTTGGATTTCGGAAAGACCCTGAGCTTGTTCGTGACATCATAACCGGACCCAATTTGATCGGAGTGGAAAAGGCAACTTGGAACAATGTCGCTCCTGGAAATTCTAAGCTTAGACCCACGATTTTCCATGGCAAAATTGGTCCCTCTAAACCTCTCGCAATTCTTTCTCAGGAAGACGAGCGGTCAAGGGGGTATGACCCACTTTACACGGGGGCACGTTTACTTTGCCAGAACCGGCAGGTGAAAATTCCCGCCAAGTTGGTTCAGCAAGCAGCCGAGCGCTCTTTTAATTGGTTGAAGGACCGAGTTGTGAATCAATTTCCCCGGAGATTAACGTTCAAGCAGGCCGTTGAAGGGGTTCCTGGACTCTTAAAGCCAATTGATCCTGACACTGCTTGTGGTTTTCCGTTGATCAACCAAAGGACTAAGTCCGGTAAGAGAGATTTCCTCGAAAGAGGAGAAGACGGGATCCTTCATGGAACTGAATATCTTGAGACCCGCGTTGGGGAGTTTATAAAAGATTTGGAGAATGGAGTTGAGAGGAGCTCTGTTTTTCTTGCTCACTGCAAGGATGAGAGAGTCTCTTCCAAGAAGGTTGACGAGATACGAACCCGGATTGTTTATTGTGGCGACATGGTTGCCAATATTGCTTTTAGGATGTTATTTGGAGCTGCTTTGATTAACTTCAATAACTCTGGGGCTAATAGCCCTGTTGTCATTGGAGTCAATCCGCTCTCTTTGGATCATGACGACATGAAGAAGTATTTGGACGAAGCCGGTGAAGGTGAGTATTTGGCTGGTGATTACAAGGCATATGACCTTTCGTACCAAAAACCTGTACAACGAGCAGGTTATGCGGTCTTAGGTCGTCTCCTTGAATACTGGTTGGGTGATGAGTTTGACGCTACTGCCTGGAAGATGCACGTCAAGCACCAGACTGAGGCGCAGATTCAATTCGGGTGGAGCTTAGTCTCCGTCGTAGCGGCTCACTTTTCTGGGCTTTTCTGGACAACAATCATGAATATTTTGACGAATGACATTAATACTCGCATGGCTTTCAGCCTGATAACAGACCTCGATTATGATAAGTATGTAAGGAGTCAATACCACGGGGACGATAACCGCCACAAGTTTTCACGCAAGGCTATTGCTGCGGGTGTAAACCCGAAACGGTTTGCGGAGGCCATGGCAGAGATCGGCCAAACGTATACTTCGGATGTTAAGGGAGAAGCTTTGACTACGACTTTCAAACCTTGGACTTTGTGCTCCTTTTTGGCCGCTTATCCTGTGAAAACGGAATGGGGATGGACTGGAGCTTTGCGACAGGAGACCCTGATCGACGCACCTCAATGGAAGAGGTCACATGAAAGTGAGGCTGAGACGGTGAATCAAATGTTGGACCTTTGTTCCCAATGGGACGAGAAAACTTACGCGCAATATTTTGAAAAGGTGGCTGAGGCTAACCAAGGGAAGTTTTTCATACCTGCGGAGGCCTATTATTTGAGGAGAGAGCGCCAAGCTCACAGGAGAGGGATCCCTCTCTTCGTGGCCGAAGCACCTCCCCCTGCTGAAAAACCGATTATTACTCTTGAAACAGCAGTTACTCCTGTGACTGTTCCGGCCACAATGGTGAATGCGGAGATCGCCAGGGCTTCCATTAGCGCGTCCCAGATGGGCGTCAACGAAGCGATGGAACAAAAGGTTTTCCGCAAAGCCGTGACCTGGACCGACACTGGACTTTCCGAACCCGTGCAGATTCAAGGCCCTTATGGATTTTTAGAACTTGGAGAGCAGCGCTCAATGCAGAATCGGGCTTTTGACATGTTTATTTGGTGGCAAGGAACCATGGTTATTGATATACAACTCAACGCGCAATCCTTTTTACAAGGGACGTTGGTTGCTTATTGGCGACCTTTGGCAACCAGATCAGTGGGAGCTGAACGCGGATTGACGTGCCATAAATTGATTATGCAGCCCGGAACAACATCATACCAGCTTCCCATCCCGTTTATTTTCCCACGAAGCGTGACCAACAATTTTGCCAGAGGAGAAGGAGACGGCTCTTTGGGAACCTTTTTCATTGAGGTTTTAAATCCTTTAACGACAGGGGCCCAATCAATTCCGCGTGCTACGGTATCCATCTTCAGTTCTTTTATGGATTCGAAAATGACCTTACCACTCCCATTGGCTAGCATTCCGCAGAGGAGGGTTCCCGCAAAGTGGGTTGCCCCCCCAGAAGAAGAGATAGTCTTTCAAGTCGAGGGTGGTGGGTCTTCAACCGTGAACAACACCTACAATATTAACGCTGGTGGAGATGTCCCTATAGAAGTGGACAACTCTGGCACAAGTTCAGAAGGAGCTGGAGTGGAGGCATCGCTTGACGCTAGCATACCAATGCCTATGGACAAGCCCCCCCTCGTTGGAGGAGGGATTCCAATCTACCAACAGTTTTCTGGAATGGCTAAGGCGAACGGCATGAATCCAACTGTTGGCATGTCACTTCACCCACAGCAGATTTCACGGACTAAACCTGACCTTTGGCCGATTGGGAGTTACGAGCTTTCAAAGATTATGATGAGGGAAGATCGTTCGCACGTGTTTAATTGGAGTACTAACAACGCCGTCGGAGATAAGCTTTTGGAGTTTCAAATTCAACTTGGGACGGACCTTGCAACACTCCACAATTACGTTGGCGGACTTTTCCAATTTTGGAAAGCTCATCCGATTCTTACATTTCTAGCCGCCAAGACCCGATTTCACACTGGGAAATTGAGAGTCTCCGTTGGGTACGGAGTTCCTGGATCGATTACGTTTGATGAGAGCTCGAATTATGAGTCGAAGATCATGGATTTTGATGCGGAGACCAACCGGCGCGAGTTGAAGATTCCTTACAACGCTCAGACCCCAGTTCTTAAGACGTATTCCGGCGAATCGGTGGCTGACCCGATTCAGGACCATGTCCTAGCTACGGTCGCCATCTTCGTCCAGAATGAGCTTGTTGCTCCAGAGACGGTTGCGGAACAGGTTGAGGTTAACGTTATTCAACAGTTTGACGGAGCGGAGCTTTATGTTCCGAGACCATTCAGCTTTCTCGCAGGAGATGTCACTTCGACAAACATTTATAATGTGAATAGCGGAAAGCAAGAGGAGGAATTAGACTTTCATGCCGAAGCTCCCGAAAAGGATGGATTGGTGATGACCAAGGAAGAAGGAATTGCAGATCCTCCTCAAATTGAGCCGCTTACGAACGAGGAAATGGAAAAGAAGGAAACTAAGCCTTGTAAGCTTGATCTCGGAGCGCATATGGAGTATCACCCCAAGACTGTCTGTGAACTTGGTCGCCGCTATGCTGAGATGCGCGTGGGAAGAGACTTTATGACAGGAATTGGCGACTTTTCTGACACCCAAGATCCGGGAGTCCCTGTTCAGTTTGATATGATCGCTATTCAGGTCAGACCGATTCACCCTTTGACGACGCTCTTTGCTGGTTGGAGGGGAAGCTTGAACTTCAGGATTTTTCTTACTTCTGATTTCACCCCTGGGGTCGCCCGCGTGGTGTTTGTCCCCACAAATGAGAACCACCAAACTGGGATAAGTTCCTTCAACCCCATCGGTGTTGAGGGCATTTTCTCAGAAGGCACTGCCAACACCACTTGGAATGCCTTAGATGGAGATCGGACCTTCCTTAGTGTCCGAAATTCCTCTGAAACGCCCTATCCAGCCGTTGAAGCCATGTATCCACTCACCCTAGGTGAGAACTACATTGACGTCATGGTCCCGTTTCAGAGCATTTATAACTTCCTCCCGATCCAGGAGCTTAGTTTTGGACAGCGACTCGCTGTTGCCTCAGGGCAGCTGTATGTTTTCGCTCCTCGTGGAGTGAGAGCTCGAGTTTACTGTGCTTTCGCTGATGATCTGGTAATGGGAGGCTTTGCAGGAAACAGTTTTAGCAGAACTGGGTATGTGTCCACCGCCACGGGAGTCGTTCCCTTTGGACTTAATCTTTGAGTCCGCGGAGGTCCGCTCGGCCGCTTTCTTTGAACAACGTACAACCCGTTTGACGACTACAACGATTGCATGTTAAAGCTACCCTA